CAATCAACCAACTGCGAAAGGAATTCTAACACTAGAAAATGTTGTTGAAGGACCTGGTGGAACCTTCTATGAAGGTGATATTCTGACAGGATCTGAGGAAGGTTCCGCGACAATGATTGGGTATTTGGGAGTATCATATGTGAATTACAATGAAATAAATACTTTCACCGTTGGTCAAATAGTAACGGGCACTACTAGTGGTGCTAAGAGAAAGATAGGTGCAATCTACGATAGAGGATTTTCGACAGGAACATTGATTCTACGATTAGAAACAACGCCCACCGCTGCTGATTATTATCTGTACAAAGTCGGTGAACAGATAACAGATCCGATAGGTGGTGAAGGAACTGTCACGGGAACTGCGCCTAACGATTTTACTGTTGATGTTGAAGATCTCAAAAGAGGAGAGTTTAGTTTATCGTTGAGTCCAACTGACACAGAAATAGATGCTGCGAGAAACTGGTTTGAAATACAAGTAAGTAGTACCTGGCTCACGAAAAAATATACTGTTGTTCAGGGATATTTCACTGTTCACGATAAGGTGATAATAGGTGCCTAATCCATATGGTGACTTAGGGCAGATTCTTATTACGTTCGAGGAGACTGTACGTAAGGTACAGAAGGACATACCACAACTAATCGATGGATATGTGGAAGAGTCTCCTGGAACGTCATTTACCTTCAAGGGGGTAATAGCTCCTAATCTGCATATTGATGAGGCAACGCAGGGTGTTCAGCTCAAAGGTGATTCTATTCTCTATGTACGCACAACACAGCAAAATTTACCAGATTTGGAACTTTCAGACGTTGTAATAGACGCAAACGATTACAAATGGCGTATTGTTGATGTTGCTGATTATTCGGAGCATGGTAAGATTAAAATGTATGGAATCGTGAAACTAGTATGCTAAGTGATACACAGAAGCAAACTATCTTCAGGGGAATTCCTGAAGACTTCGAATATGCGGGCTTATTCATTACTGCCAGTAAGAGATATGCAAATCAATACATGGCAGATATTCATCCAGCAATTGTGTTGCAGTATATCGCTCAGAATAATCCTGCGAATGAGATTCTTGATGATAAGTATGATGAAACAAAGGTGCGCAAGGATAGAATTCGATATAAGAGTGGAACGCTCACGTATGAGCTCTCTATTGGTCATGTCACAAGCATTACAGAGGTTACTGGAACTAAAAGTGGAGTTGCACATACGTTCGTTCCTGCCGACTATACGTTGGTAGATGAAGATAAGATAACTTTCACTGGTGTGTCACTGCCAGATAATAATACAGACGTTCTTGTCACCTTTATCTCCGAGTGGATGTTTGGACGCAAAGGTACCCTGATGGCAGACACCTTGCAGATATCGGTGTTTGCGTGTGATATTAAGAATGAACAGACAGGAAAGACAATTAATGGTATTAAGATAGTAGATTATTTGGCACAACAGATTTATAATCACTTTAAGTACGAGTTTGAAAAAGATGATATCTCAGTATCTGCAATATCGTCAATAAGTGATAATGATGAAATTGCAGAACATTCAGCCATCAGAGGAAGAGTGTTTACTGTTACTCTTCTCTATTGGGATTTATTCACGATGACACCCGTTGAAACGATTGAAGAAGTCGAACATACAATGGATGTGGAACTATGATCGAGATTGAAGCGAAGAGATCGATTCAGCTGCTAAGCTTGGGGAAGGTTCTTCAAGCAGGGCAGAAGATCGTGCTAGAGACTAAGCCATCGCCCGCACAAGAGAAAGAGCTTTCGAAAGCACAGAAAGTTGGCCTTATAAGGATGACGGAAGTAAAGACAGGAGTTAAACCTCCAGTGTCTACACCGAAGGCGTCTGAAAAGAACGGTAAGGCTCCGGCTGCACCCGCACCACTTCCGACACCCGCAAAGAAAGAAGAGAAGAAGACGACGTGGGGTAAGAAGCAACTGAGGTGAGATAATGCCTGTAGAACCAATTGTAATTGATACATCGATCGTTGCAGTCGGCGAATCAGTCGAACTGTACGGGAATATTCTCCTTGTCGGTGAAGATCAAGGTGGATCTCTAGCGGTCAATACTGTCAAAGAATATACGAATCTGACAGATATTGCCACTGACTTCTTGAACACTAGCACTGTATATATGGCTGCAGAGATGATTTTCAATCAGGGTGTTAAGAAGCTAAGAGCTGTAAAGGTTGATGTCAAGTCGATTTCTGGAGAAAACATCAACGCTGGTTCTGCACAGAGCTTTGCACACTCACCAGTTAAAGGAGGCACTGTGGTAATTGCGACATACACTGTTCAGTATTCCTGGAACAACCCGCCTGTAGATCCAGGTGCCAATAAAGCAGAAGTAGGTACAAGCAGTTCAAAGATCTTCATGAACGGTGCTGGTGCCAAGAACGTCGACTATGACTACTACGATATCACAGCTCTTGACAATGTGATCAAGGACTACGAAGATGATGTCGACATTATCTACTTTACTGGTTGGACTGATGGTGTCGCACCTGGTGTAAGTCCGCAGGACTGGGGCATTGCAGATGAGACAGTCGACTTCTGTGATACCTACAACTGGGTCACTGTGATACCTGGCAGAGGGGATGAGACAAAAGCAACACAGAAGACAGATCTCACAACTACAACGTTCTCATCTAAGAATGTGATGACACTTGCCCACCTGGACACAAGCACTGATGATGATGTTGGTGCTGCAATGATAGGCAAGATGGCTGCCGTCGTTCCTTGGGATAAGATGATGTGGAAGGGGATCAAGGAGATGGATGAGGACAACATCGAGGAGTTCGCGAAGTCCGACATCACGGACTTGGAAACCAGTAAAGTGAATGCGCTATTCACTAGAGCTGGGCTTCCGAGAGCGTCTGATGGTTTGACGACCGTTGGAGGCGACTACAAGTACATAGACATCACGAGAACACAGTACTTTGTGGAAGACCTCATCAAGACGATGTTGTCGAATCTCATACAGGATGAGATCGTCTCGTACACACCAGCTGGTGTTGCACAGGTCAAGAGTGTGATTCAGTCAGCCTGTGAGCAGTGTGTCTTGGAAGGTGCGCTACGTGTCCCATGGACGGATGACGCAGATGTCTTCCACAGAGGATACGCTGTCGAAGTACCCGACTTCAACGACATTCCCGCTGCTGATCGCGAGGCACGCATACTAAAGAATGTGTTCATAACCATATGGCTCAGAGGACACATTCAGTCGATCAATATGAACATGGAGATACAGCTGTGAGGTGAGCTGAATGGCAGAAGACCAACATGAGGCACCAAAGGTCTTTGATGTACGTCGCGTGAATCTCTACATTGGCGAGAAGAAGATCACGGGAATTGCACCCGCTGGCTTCGGAATTACACCAAGCGCAGAGACGACAATCATCATGGGACTGAAAGGCGAGTGCGGATTCAGCGTTGACCCATCGAGTGCAGCTGAGGCTACGTTGACTCTGAAGTCAGTGAGTGATAGCAACGATGTTCTCAGGGATCTGTTGAACAAGCAGCAGAAAGCGCTTGAGAGCACAGAACCATTCGCTCCATTCGAGTTCAGGGTTGAGGTGGAAGCTGGCTATGAGAAGGCCTTCGGCTTTAAGTCGAAGAAGATCAAGTACGCCGTGATCACCAAGTGGCCTGAGTTCGCAACCGATGAAAAGAACGCACCAGACTACGAATGGGGATTCGCTGGTTATGGGTACGAGGAGCGAAGTGTAGGGGAGTAGTTAAACTCCCCTATTTCTTTTGTTTCTCTTACTAGGAGAGAAGTACTATGGGACAGAAAGACTCTGCCTCAGATGCTTCGAAGACTCCAGCGCCAAATCTGGAAGCTTTGTACTACGATTCGGAAGTGGTTCATGAGGTAATCATTTCTGGAATTGTTTTCAAGCTGAAAGAGATGAGCGGAAAGGAGTATACCGGCATTATCGATCGGTGTTCGTCTGGCACGGGAAAGTTAGATCGTCAGAAGTACATTGAGACGCTGATTAAGAAAGCGGTAATATGGCCTGACCCCGAGAAGATAAATTTTGCAAAACTCAAGGCCTCGGCGCAGACAATGCTGTGTAAAAAAATCGAAGACATCTTGGGCATGACGGAGTTGGTACAAAAAAACTTGCGCGAGATGTAATGAAAGACTATGACTACTTTCTAATTGCGAAGGAGTTTGGGACAGGATCAGTGGATGTAGTACTTGATTGGCCAATGACTAAAATTTGGAGACATCGTCTTTGGTTGCAAAAGTACTATGAAAATATGTATCCTTCTCAAGAAGGTAGTAAAAAGTCGACATTGGGTCAGACCCAACGTGCAGCGCGTAGTGTGAAAGAGCATACCTATCAGTTCAAATAGGTGAGATAATGGCGGAAGAGAATGTAAGAGGATTAGCAGTAGATTTTGAAGCAGTAGCTAATTCTTCTGCAGATGCCGCGGCTCAGCAGTTTGCAGCTGCAAAGGCCACTGAAGAAGTAGGTAAACAAGCTCAAGTAGCACGTGGCGCGCTGCTTTTCCTTTCTTTTGGTTTGATGGCAGCAGGCGGTCTGTTTAATAAGGCAGCTTCAATATTAGGTAAAGCTACAAACTCAATTGAAAACTCATTTGAACGAATTCAATATCAAGCTACTGTTGTTGGAACGGTATTAGGAGGAACAGCAGGCGAAATCAGCGCTGTTCAGCAGGAAATGTTAAAATTGGGTAGGACAACAGAATATACCGCTTATGAAGCGGGTACAGCAATGAGAGAGCTTGCAATGGCGGGCTTTGATTTGAATGAAACCTTGGGAGCCACGGAAGGTACACTTAAGTTAGCTACTATTGGTCTGATTGATACTACTTCTGCAGCAAATATAGCAGTAGGTGTACTTCGTGGATTTAATTTAGAGACGAGCACCGCCGCAGAGACTACGGGCAGCATGAATGTAGTTGTTGCCGAGCTTGCTCAAGCTTCTTCTAGTTCTGCATCAACAGTAAGTGATTTGGCAGAATCACTAAAGTATGTAGCAGCAATGTCTTCTGCTGCAGGTATCTCTATTGAAGAAACGTTAGCTGTACTGATGGTATCATCAGACAACATGATTAGAGCTGGTCTCGCAGGTCGTGCGCTAAGACAGTCTTTGATTAAACTTCAACAAGCATCCGGAGGAATTGCAGAAACTACTAAGGGCACAAAAGAAATGATGGATGCTTTAGGTATTACACTTGTTGATCAAAATGGTCAGGTAAAAAGTTTAGCTGAAATTGTCGATTTGTTGAATAAATCAATGGAAGGGATGGGTACAGCAGAAAAGAATACCGCACTGGCAGCTCTCTTCGGAAGTAATGCAATAACAATGTGGTCAGCTTTGATGAGAGAAGGTGGAGATGAGATTAGGAAGAGAGAGGTATTGTTAACTGCTGCAGCTTCTAAAGAAGCCATTTTCATGAGAACAAATGAAGATGCAACACAGGTATTAATGAAGTGGAGAAAACAAGTTAAGGATTTGAACGTAGATACAGAAGATCTAAGAAAACAGCTTGTCGGTATGGGATATACTACAGAGGAAATAGATGCCATTATCACTACAATTACTGCCGACTTCGAAGGTGCAGATGAAGCGATGAGAAAAGCTGCTGTCGCAAGCGAGATAACGAGAACCAGATTAGCAACGCTACATGGAACTGTAATCTTGATGCATAGCAGTTTAGACGCACTCTGGGCGAGCTTAGGACAGGAAATAGTCCCCCTGTTTATGTATTTTAATAAGATTTTAAGATGGTTGACAGATACTATAAGTCAATTTCCTGCTCCAATTAAGATGGTGATTGCTCTATTCATCGTAGGCGGCTATGTAACGTCGTTGTTAACGGGAAAGATTTTAATGACGGTAGCTGCTTTTGTGATGTTGGCAGCAGCACTAGTACAGCTTAATAAGCATGAAACGGAGAATTTAACTGTATCTATGATGTTAGGACAAACTTACGGAGTTCTTAAAAGTCAAATTATGTCTACTGCAGGTGCTGTAGGATTCGCTGCAGCGAAGTTTGTGATTTTGTCTGGGTTAGTAATGTTGAATGCTAGTATTTTCTGGTATGCAAGTGTTCAATGGGAGCAGG